CTCGCCGTTGCAAAGGAGACACCGAGGAATCCGATTTTTTCGGATAGCTTGGCGAGCCGAATTGCGGTATACTGCGTTTGTTGAGGCCATCTTTGCGGGTTGCCACGACAGAAGGCCGGCACGGAATCGTAAGTTCCGTGCCGATTGTTTTTAGACCCGCTCTCCTTTCAAGCCGCCCGCGCAATTCTCGCGAGCCGCGGCAAAGTCACCGATTGCGATGGTTTTTTCGGCGGAAGTTTCACTCCGTACCAGGATTCGTAGGCCGCGCCGAGCAGTGACTTCCTGCGCTCGACGATTGCCGGCCAAACTTTGTCGGGATGCAGCCCCACCACGGCGTAGGTTGCGCTCACGTGCGGAATGCGTTCGCCGCGCGCAGAGCGCAGGACGGTGATCCAAGCGATGCGGTAATCGTCCTGAAAGTGGGGATTCGGTTCGCGCCACTCCGCTCGCTCCAGCCAGAAGAGAATTCTGCGCGCGATCCGGGGAAGCGAAGCGCTGGCCATCGAAGCCCTCCGGAACCCAAAAGGCTAACGGAAAAGGCTTAGGTGAGGAGCGCATCGTCGGACCTCGCAGTCTCTATGTGAGCTGATTGAGGGGGCTTGCGCGCTGGCGGTGTCCGATAACAGGCATCGGGTACATAAATCGCCTGCGGATCGACGGTCACGATCGTGTCCAACCGAACGCCGCCGCCGCGTCCGCCGCTGCTAGGCCCGCCATTGCCTCCGCCCTTGCGGCGCTTGGCTCGGAACCGTCGCACGCGGGACAAATTTGCGTGATCGAGCGAGCAGTGCGTCTTGCGGGGATTGTCGGTCTGGAACTGCACGTCACAGCCATCAAGAGCGCAGATACGGGTGTACATACTGGGAACTGTAATGCGCAAAATGTTACCTTGTCAAGCGCAAAACTTAACTCCCTTGGTTCCGGCGCTTGCGGCTCTCGCCTCATGGCCCAAATAGGCCAGAGCAACCAGCCCAGGACGGGCCATTGACAAGTCCAGACCCAAAAGCAGAAACGAGAGTGCGGTTGAGGAAAAGCGCGCGGGAAAAACGGAGCAGAAGAAACCCGGACGTGAAGAAGAAAACTGCAACCGCACTGGCTACGGCTTCTCCTTCGGGCGAGCCTCGATTTTCGGCGAGCGTTCCTTCGTGACTTCGCAGGCGGCAAAATCGCTGCGCACTTCCGCCGGCACATCCACCTTAAGGATCTCCGCGCGCGCCGTCGGCGTCAGGCTCCAGCGCGTGGTCGCTTCGAACAAACGTCCCAGCAACCGCGTTGCCTTCCCTTTCACCAACCGCAGGCGCAGCCGCTCGACGGCCGCGGCGTCAATCGAAGTCGAGGAGCCGAACGTACCCATCAACTCCCATTTCAATCCGTGCAGCAACTTCGATTTCTCGGCGTGCGCCGAGCCAAACTGACGCACCAGGGGAATGATGCGCGCCTCGATCTCATCCACTCGCTTGCCGGCGTCACGACTCTCGAGCGTGAGTGTGATGAATTTCGCCTTCGCTTGCACGTACTCGGTGGCCAGCTTATCGACTTCGGCGGCGGTCGGAGCTTTCAGTGGAGCTTCCTCGCGGGCCGGTGAGGTTTTCGCAGCGGTGGACATGGCTACGATCCTCAACGGCGGCCGCGCACGCGAACAACCAAAAACACGACAAGCGCATTACGAAAGTACGGGACCCTTCTGCGCCGACCGGTGTTGCCGATCGGCGGTGTTTACTAAAAAGATTCCCGAACTAACGCCCCGCAGCCGGTACCGGCTACGATGGCTCCATGGAAATCCAACCCTGCGTCCGCTGCGGAAAAGGATTGAAAGCGCCACAAGGCATCAACCAAACTGGCGATCCGGCGATTGCGATCTACGTTATCGCGAAAACAGTCGGCATCCGGCCACGCGCGACCTCGCCGGCGAAGCGAAGGATTTTTTGTGTTCCTTGCGGCGTCTCCATCGCGCTTGGGCCTGCGCCCGAAACCGGCGCGTTCAACGAGGCGATCTATTCCATGCTGATCGATCTAATCGGCGGCGCGCCCGGAATCAATGAAGTCGCCTGGGAGCAGAAAATAAACCCGGCCGCGCGGACGCGGCTCATGCCCGGCTCGCAGCCCGACAGGACTCTCGAAGCGCCCGTACTGCGCGGCACCGCGCTGCCCCCGGCAGCCTAGCTGGTGCCGGCCCCGAGGAAAGACGCCCCTCCCCGTAGTCTGATTAACAATCAAAAGACACGCGCGGTCGGGAAGGGTCCGTCGCTTTAACTCACTGAAAATGCGGGGCCACTGCGTGGTGGGAACGATCGTTATGGCTGTTCTAAGGCGGTCAGCGGAGGCTTGGGAGAGTCTGAAAGGCGCCCTATTAGCGGCCCGTGGCGGGGCAGGGAAGCGGGGGGTCGATTTACCCCTCGGAGATCGCCGGCACGGCGACCTGGGCGCCCTGGGCGCCCTGCGCGCCCTGCGCGCCCTGCTCCATGCGCACAACGGCCTCTTTCAAATCGGCCTGGTCGACGATGTTGTAGCGTTCGAACACGCTGCGCGTGCGGTGCCCGGAAATGGTCATGGCCACTTTTTCCGTGATTCCATGGCGGCGCATATTGCGGACGGCAGAGCGCCGCAGATCGTGGAAAAGCAGGTCCGGCGCTCCCGCCGCGGCCGAGACTCGGGCCCAGGTCCGGCGGAAGCTGCCAATGGGCTTGCCATCCGGACGCGTGAAGACCGGATCGCCCGGCTGTTTGCCGGCCACCAATTCGCGCAGCAGCTCCCAGGCCTTCGCCGTCAGGACGACCACGCGCGCCTGGCCGTTTTTGGTTTCGCCGGCATTGAGTTCCACCGTGCGCTCATCGAGATCCACCTGGCTGACGCGCAGACCGCTCAGCTCGCTTTTGCGCCAGCCGTAGGTATAAGCCAGCTCGAACATCGCGCGCAGCCACAGGCCCGCGCCGGCGGTCTCTCGCGCCAGCGCTTCGTACTGCGCGTCGCGCACGAAACCCTTGCGGACGTTGCGCTCCTCGAGCAGCGAAATATAAGGCGCGGTCTCGACCGTCTGCGCCTTGAGCGCCAGTTTGTACATACGTTTCAGCGCCGCCAGTTCGCGGTTGATAGAGGCATTTTCCGCGCCCGTATCCTGGCGCCGGCGAACGTGTTCCGCGATCGCGGTCGGAGTCAGATCGGAAGCGCCGATCGCGGCGAACGACGGGGCCAGATGATTCTTCCAAATACTCTGGAGGTGATGCAGGCTCTTGCGGCCGTTGGCCACGTAGTCCTGCTCGAGCGCCGCGTAGAGGCTGGCGACCGTTTCTCCCGAACGCGACGCGTCCTCGCGCTGAGCGGCGGCGAGCGTCTCGCGCAGTATGTCCCGCGCACCTTTCAGATGGTCGCAGCCCGTCGAGCGCCGGAAGCGTTTCCCGCGGTGGAAATACTGCATCCACCAGAAACGGCTTCCACTCTGGCGATAGAGCGATCCCAGTCCACGCATGAATTCAGCTCGCGGCTTTCAGTTGTCGGCTCTCAGGCTGAAGCTCGCACCGGCGCACTCGGCGAGCTCGTTCGACTTGGCGTTCGCCAAGCGCAGTTCCGCGAGCGTAACGGCAGCCGGGCCGTCGAACTCTTCGATCAATTCGAGAAATCGCGCGCGCATGGTCTTTTGAAAAGAGTCGGCATCCCGTTCCCTTTAGCTACGAGCTGCGAGCTGCGAGCGGGGCTTTGCCAGGTTCGATCTCGCAGCTTCGCAGCCGGTACCGGCTACGCCGTCTTTGTGGCTGCGGCCTTCGGAATATTTTCCAAGATCGCTTCCACTTCGCCGACGATGGTGTTGACGACGGCTGTGATCTTCGCTGCGTTCGTCGAGTTCTTAATTTCGGCCGCGGTGAGCAGGGCAGCGAGCTTCGTTTCGATGCTCTCCAAAGCCTGGATGACAGCCGCAAGCTCGTTCGCCGGGGGCGTCGCGTTCGCGCCGTTTACCACGGCGGCGACGGTTGCGAGGTCCGATTGCAAGGTGTCCACAATGCCAGTCGCGAGCGCGGCGGCTGGACCGCCAGCGGTGAGAGCGACGAGCGTTTCGAGCAGCGGGGCCAGATAGGTCAGGACGGAACTCGCCGTCTTTTCCCAGGTAGTCGAGCCGAAAAGTTTTTTGAAAGCATCTTCCACTTTGTACCAGAACTTCTTCATGTCATTTCTCCGTTTTCTGTATGGTCTGTAAATCCGTTTCGATCTCTTGCGCCGCCTCTAGGCTGGGGAAAACGAATCGCATACCGCGCAGCAGCTTCGACTGGTTTTGGCGAATCTGGTTGACGAGCACAATTGCGGCCGTCCCCGCACCCGCCCCGAGCGCAACGACGAACATCATTGCGGGCCCTAGTTTCGATCCCTGTAAGTTGGCGGCGGCCATCCCCGCGATTGCGGCGGCGAAGGCGATGAGGAAAGAACCGGCCATGCTCACGATGAGCTGGAAGATCAGTTTCAGCCAGAGGGCAATGGCTGAGTCCTTCAGCTTGCTCGAGATGAGCGAGGCGAGGGCCTGAAATGGATCCATACTATTTCTTCGAGTCCGCGGCCTTAATCAGCCCGAAGCCGGTTGGAATTCCCGTGGTGAGGGCCGCGATGCCCGCGCTCGGTTGGTTGTGCAGAAATGCAAGTCCTGCGCCACATACGGAGCCGATGATGGTGAGAATTCCTGCGAGAGTAGTTTTCCAGTCTTTCATTGCTGCCTCCTAAGAACTTATGGCGTCCCAGTCTCCGGCCATTTCGTCGTAAATCGCGAGCACGTCTTCGCCGCGCTTCGGATCCGTGGACCAGGTGCGAGAAACTTCCATCACATAAGTCGTCGCCGATGCCGCGGCGAGCGCGTTCTTGTAATGGAGATAGACCGATGCCAGCCGCTTCAACGTGGCCATGCGATCGGAGAAGCACGCCGCCCAGTCGGGATAGACGATCCAACTTGAGTTGAGCGCGACCCACTTTCCGTCGATCACTTCTTTCGTCGGCAAAACATGCGTCCCGAAAAGGGGGTGCATGTGCTGCTTAAGGCCGAAGAGGTTTTTGCACTCGACCGCCAGCGCCGATGTTCCGTAGCGCGATTCGAGTGCCGCTTCGCAGGCCGCCATCTCCGGGAAAATGTGTCCTGAAAGTTTTGCCGCGTGGAATGCCTCGTGTAAAAAAATCTTCTGCTGGGGTGTCATGAAATTTCGCCTTGGAGCTCGTCCCTGGTGGCCCTACTCCACGTTGCCCGCACCCACGCCTGTCTGGCCGTACGAGCTGTAGTCGCCATAATCCGTGGGCGACGTTGGCGGTGCGAAGGAATAAACGTCCGCATCCGTTTGGCGCAGGATGAGATCGACGCCCAGTGCCGGGGCCCCTCCCGTGTCCTCGATACGCGGCGCCAGATGTGAAATAAAAAACGTCGTTGGCATCGGCGGAGTGACCGTTTCCCAGCGCGGATGTACATACGTCACGGTGTCGCCGGCCAGCAACTGCAAGGGAGTGGATTTCGCAGGCAGGGCGAGCGTGATCTGCCGGCGCGTGCGCTCGAGCGTGATCCGGGCGATGCGCTGGGCCATCCAGAGCGAGATAGTGAAGTCGAGCGAGATGTCCAGCCAGAGAATGGTTCCACCGTCCTCGGCGATATAGTTCGCGCGCTGCACGGGCGGGAAATCGGTCTTCTTCCATGCCGCGCTTGCCGGAGAGCTGGTCAGGGACCCCAGAGGGTTGATCGGTACAAAGCCCGGAACAAATTGACCCTTGACGCCGTTGCACGTCTCTCGCGCCGAGAGCCTGAAATCGCCCTTCACCGCGCCCCGCGCGTCGGCGTCGGTCAGCGCGATGAGCGGCGGATAATAGGCCCCAGCGTATATGCGCCAGCAATCGCCCGGAGGAACGACGTACCCGGCCATGCTCAGGGCCAGGGATTTCAGTACATCGCCATAGGCCGACGTCGACTCGAAAACTCCGTTACACGCGAAGCGGCGTTCATAGAGCGTGGTCGCGTCGGCGAAGACCTCGATCGCGACCGGCTCATCGCAGATGTTCGCGGCAGCCACGATCGTTTCGATGGAATCGCCGGTGAGCGTAGCGCCCAGGCCGAAAAGGTTTCGCGCGGTCTGCAGATAATCGGCAATGACCAGCGCCGGATTTGAGAAGCCGCCCTGGTTCTGCGTCCCATCGTCGTCGGGCAGCACGGTGGCATACATCGAACGTCCGAGACAGATCCACGCGCCGCCGTTGTCTACGGTCGTCGCTCCCAGCGTCGTGCTCCAGGTCGGCTCCGTCGCGCCGCTTACGATAGGCGCCGCCGCATACTGGAGATATCCGATCGGAGCTTCGATCACCTGCCCGTTCCCCTCGCCCGGTGGCCCATAGGGCAGCGTGCCGCACCAGGCATCGGCGATCAGGAGGTTCTTTTGCAGTTTGTTCGAGAGCGGGCTGTTCAGATAGGTCAGAGAGGTTTTCCCGCGTAGAAGGACGCTTCCCAAATTCGGCGCATTGAGCGCATAGCTCGGGGGACCCACGTTGAGCCACAGGCAGGTTCCATCGGTGAAGCTCAATCCCCAAGCCGTTGTGGCGAAAGCGGCCGGCTGCGTTCCGGCGGCGCTCGTTCCGCTGACATTCATTTGAACAAACACGTCCTCTTCCGCGCCGGCAATGACGTATTGATATTTGCTGTAGTCGGTCTCCGCCTGCCAGGATGTGTTGATGCGATAGTCTTGAATGATGCGCCCGAGGACCTTGAACTCGATCGTCGGAACGCGTCCGCTCCCGAGAGGGTAGGGATGCGGCGCGCCGTTTGGGCCGCCCTGGGTCTCGTTGTTCGTCGCCTCATAGTGCAGGGTGATGTGCACCTTCGCGCGGCCCTGCTGAATGCAGGCGCTGGTCCAGAGCGGCGATCCGATCAAAACCGGACCGTTGACATCGAACTCAAAGCCAGCCGAAAGGGAAGGGAAGGGCGGAGCGGTTTGCGTCGCGTTGCCACAATCGAATTCAAACCAGATAGCGCCGCACCATGGGTTGCATGGGTTGATGAAACCCCAGGCGCCAGGCGGCCCGACCAGGATTTTTTCAGTCCCGCCCTTCGTCGGGTTGGCGACAGTGACCAGATTGTTGTCGCTCGTGAGTTGCACCAAATCGCTGCCGAAGCTGAAAGTCTGGCCGTCGAGAATCACGGACACAAACCCCGCGATTTGATGGCAGGCGAGCGTCCGCACCAATTGGATGTATTGATTTTCGCAGGGCGAGCTTATTAAAGTTCCCACCCAATCGAGGAAGGGGCCATCGGCAAAACTGTTTACTCCCCCGAACTGGAACAGGCCGTAGACGATCTGCCAGACGGGATTTGGCGTTTGAATGGGGAGCTGGCCCTGCGGGGTCAGTCCCGGCGACTGCTGCGGTTTTGGCGAAAGCAGTCCAACCGTTCCCATGAGCGCGGAGGTTAGACCGACGCCGATCATGGTGTTGCAGACCATCAGGTTCCCGAGCATCGAAAAGACGGGGCCAGACAGCAATGCCATTGCCAGGCCACCGACGATCATCCCAATTTCTTCAAACACTTTGGACATGCCTAGCCAACCCTCCAGGCGCGTTTCCAGCGGCGCATCGGAACGCGGATGTGGCCATTCGAGCCGGCGCAGGCGGCGTAAGCCCCCGTGAGGTCCACGATGCCCAATGAGCCAGAGGGCGTGCCGTTGTCAATCAGGATGGCATCCCCGCGGCGCGCCAGGCGGGGCGCAACTTCCTGCATTCCAAGACTGGCCGCGATGTTCGCCGCAAAGGCGCCCAGACTCGTGCCGATCACGGCCTTCGCGCCGGCCTCATCGGAATATTTTCCCCGGAAGGGTGCGCCCGGATCTTGCCCGGTCAGGGCTTGGATAATGTCACACGCGGCAAGCGCGCAGTCCCAAGTCCCCCACTGGAACTTCTTGCCGGCTAACTGAATTTGGGCCTGGAGCACCGCCTCCCAGTTTGCGACTCGCTTCATGCCACGCTCACCGTGAACGATCCCGAGACCTGGCCGCAAAAAAACGTAATAGTGCAGTTCCCGCGCCCGACGGCATTAACCAGGCCACCACCGGTTCCCCAGTTAGGAACAAAGAGAAAGCCCCCACTCGGATCCGTGGGATAGGAAATATCGGCGCCAGTGCCGTTCGTGACGGTTGCCACCGTCGGATCGCTCGATTCCCAGAGGCCAACGGCGGTGACGTTTTCGGAAGCGGGGCCGCCGCCGGCGAGAGAAAACGGGCCCGTGGAAAATACCGCGGCCGCCGTCATCTGCACAGTGCCACCGATTGTCAGCTTCTGCGGTCCGCTCGGAGAAAGCGTTAGAGCGTTCACGCCGTTGGGAGCGTACCCCAGATCGCCGGGGCCACCGATGTTGTGGTTAGGGCCGTTCAACGTTCCATCGGGAAAAGCGAGAAAGAGGTCCTGGAAAGCGCTCATCATCTCGAAACCGGAGTCGCCCGGAAAGTCGAGCTGCTGGTCTATCGTCGTGTATCGCCGGTTCGACGCAAGGTTGAGGGCAACAAGCGAATTCTCAACCGTAAGGTCGAGGGTACAGGTGTCGGCGCCATCGCTCAGGCTGGGAACGTCGGTCTGGCCCTGCCACATCTGCAGCGGATCTGGAGTGACGTTATTCGAGGAACCGAGGAACGCGAGCCAAAGCGTCGCCGAGCCGGGCAGGCGTACTCCGTTGATCGCCTCGCCCACGAGCGTGAGCGGGATGCCTGAGAGCGTCAGCCGCATGTTCTCGGCCGTCATCTCCGTGGTCTGCGGAAGGTTCGAGATCTTCCCCAGCCAACCGAGCCCCACGAAGGTCTGACCGTAAGGGAAGCTCGCACCGGGATCCCATGCGGGTCCGGCGCAACTGTAGGGGCCGATGCCGCTCCAGGCGTAAATCGTTTCGCTCACGCCGGGAAAGACGATCTGCAGGAACCACGCGAGCCGCTTCTGCGGCGACGCGATCGCGGCGACGACTGCGGGGCTTAGATTCCGCGGCACAATTCTCCGGCGATTACGGCCTTGGCGGCGGCTGTCCAAGCGTCCTGAAGAGGCTTTGAGAGCTGTTCCCAGCCCGGCGTCAATTCGGAAGGGAGCAGTTCCTGCGCTGCCTCCAGAAATGCCTCGTAAGCGCGCTTCCCCGCAGCGTCGTCCCTGTCTTCGATCATCTTTTCGATCATCTTGTCCTTCATTTTGCTCATATCGCCTCGCGGCATTTCAGTGGCTTCAGGGTCGATGTTTTCTTTTGGTCGGCCGATGTGGTCCGGCGGTTGTCGCTCAGGCGGAATGTGCCCTGTGGATTGATGAGCGTGAGTGGGGATCCCGCCGGCAGCGCCTCGCGCACCGAGGGGAAAATATCGAGCGTGGCATTGCCGCCGCCGTCCGTATTCAGCGGGTTCGGATTCACGTACAAGTGCAGCCGGGCAGGCGGAAAGAGCAGGGAACCCGTGTCGAGGGTCATTGGATAGCTTCCGGGGATTGTGCCTCCGGAGCCGCCGATCGGCGGCAGATTGAAATTCACGTAGGTGTAGTCTTCAACGGTGGAAAACGAGGCGAAGGAGAAAAACCAACCGTTCAGCCACGAGGCCGCGGTCATTTTTATGAAGCCGATCTGCATCGATTGGATTGCCGCCAGTTGTGCGGCGGTCAGGTTCGAAAGAAATGCGATCGTGAGGACGCCTGCGGCGATAAAAACCGAGTACACGGGCAATGAGGCGAGAGTGGATCCCATCTGCACATAGTCGCCCGGCAAAAGCACTCCGCTCTGATTAGGGAGCCAGCCCTGCGTCTGCAGCGAGTTTGAGCCACTGGCGATGGCGCCGAGCGCGGGGATCGGCCCGAGGCCTCCGGAACCGCGCGGCGCGAGCGCCCATGGAGGTCCCCAGAGAAACGATCCCAGTTTCCCGTGCAGAGCCCCGGCGAACGCATCATAGGCCGCAAAGTCCGACCATGACATTTCCGGCCAAGTGAGAAGGAGCTCCCAAAACTGGGCTGGCCACTGTTGCTCTTCGGCTTGCCCGGTGTACTCGGAAAGGAACTCGCCGATGGCGTCGAACTTGGTCAGGTCGGCCTTGATTTCGCCGAGGGTTGCCGGGATCGCGAGTGGGTAGTTCAGCATGAGAAAGACCCTATTGACTATTTCAGCGGCGCGCGACTAGAGTGGCGTGCATGGCGGACGAAAAACCTTTTGACCCGCGCAGAGAAGTTTCGGCAGATGCGAAATACATAATTCGCTATCTAATAATCTGGTTTCTCGTTCTACCCGTCGCGCTTGTTCTGTTGTTTTGGATCGCGTCGCACTCGTGACGCACTCCTACCGATTAGAGGGCCTCGATCGCAGATTGATTTCCCGTTGCATCGTGGGCGCGAGTTGCATGAGACGCTGCTCGCTAATCGAAATCGCCTTGGCCATCTCCGCGCGCTTCACAACGTCCTCGGTCACGATCGAGCCCCGCATGTCGAAGTATTGATGGTTGTCGCCACCGGAGCGGGCTGCCAAAGGCGTGACGTGCGCGCCGCTCGCGCCAACGCTGATCTCCTCGGGTCCGTTCTCTCCCGCAATTCCGCTCGATCCGGGGAAAATGTCGCCGCCCGCTCCATAGAACGGAATCGAGAACGCCCCAAGCGCCGACATTGGATCGCCCCCAGAGCCTCCAGCGCTTGCGCCTGCGCCGCCGCCCAGATTCGATGCAGCGCTCCGCAGCGCCTGAGCGGCGTCTTGCAGCTTCACGGCGGCCTCTTGGAGTTTTGTACCCGCGGCCGTCAGGGTCGTGCCCGAGCTGGCTGGAGCGCCCGGAAACGCGCCCGAGTGGGCGAAATGCGAAAAGATGCCGCGGATACCGGAAGCCGCGTGCGCCGGCGGCGCACCGTCCGCGTCGGCATCGGTTGAGCTTGGAGGCTTTTTCTCTGGCGATAGACCGGAGAAGATCGAGCTGATCGTCTTCGTCTCCATGAATTTCAGCGCCATGGCCGCCAGGTCTTCGAAACATTTGCGCCAGCTCACGCGCTGGTGTTCGAGGATTTTGACGGTGTTGTCTTCGAACTCGTCCAACCCATGATTCAGTTCCTCGAAAACGAACTTCCCATTTTCGCTGCCGTTGATCTGGAGCTGGAGAAGAAAAGCCTGCATTCCAGCCTTTGCCGAATCACTCTTCTCCAACAGCTCCACTAGTCGCTTTTTCAGCAGGGCGATGTGGAGTTCGGCTTTAATTGCCTCGTCCTCCAGTTTTTGCATCTCGGCGTTGAATGCCTGTTGCGCCTGCGCGGAGTTCTTTATTTCGTCAGGCAAGGTACTGAACGCGGCTCGCAGTTCGTCGATCTTGAGTCTTAGCTGCTCCTGTGGGCTTAGCGCATCGCGGGCCGCCTGCTCCAAGAGTTTGAGCTGGGCTGCAGGGTCGCCGGTAAACGCGGCAAGCTGGCCTGCAGCCATGCCCTTCTTCAACGCGTCGGCTTCGGCTACTCCCGGTGCCAACTGGGGCGTCAGCGGTTCTATATTCAACTTTTGAAGTACTCCCTTCTGGTGTTCTGCGAGCAGGGAAAGAGCCTTGGAGTTGAGCTTATCGAGGCTGGCGGCGAGTTCTTCATTGATTTTGTGCCATGCCTCGCGCAGTTGTACCGCGGCCCTGGTCGCCTCGGCCGTATCCTCGGCTAGTTTTTTCCTGGCTTCTTTTCCGGCGTTTGATTGGTTGTGAGGGTCTGCCGTCGAACCGAGGGCAGCGCTGTCGTCTGCAAGTTTCCGCATGGCCTCGTGGGCCTTATTGGCTGCATCGGCGAGCTGCGAGACACTTTGCACCGGCTTCGCCATTTCGGCGTCAACTTGCCCCCATGCTTCAGCCAGCTTGGCCGCCGCCTCGTGTTGCCGGAGGATGATCTCGCTGACCTCTTTTGCCAGTTCCTCCGCTTTTCGCGTGGCGGCCTCGCGACGCGCGTCATCGTCCTTCGAGTTAGTCGCATGGGCTGCCGCGCTATACACGTCCCTCAACTGACCCAGCCCCCCAACATAGGCAGTCTGAGCGTCAAGTTCCCCCTGCGAGTAGACTGTGTGCGGTCGCGCCGACACATTGCCGAACTGATCGTAAAGTGTCTTAGAGGCCGCAAGATTAGCGGCGTTCATCTCCTTCGACCGGCGTTCCGCTTCCTCAATCGCGTTCTTGAGGAACTGCGCAGATAGATTTGTTCCCGCGAGTGCATCCTTGCCGGAAAGCTCGTCGAATGCTTTTATGAATCTGTCGAACTGCTCGTTTGTTTTCTCTATTCCGAGCGTGCTGCTGAACGAAAAAAAGTCGTGCAACCCGGTGCCAAAAGCCGTTTCGAGACGATTCCACCATCGACTGACCTCCGCTCCTAAAAGTGCCGCCTTTTTTAGTGATTCAGTCAAGTCGTCGATTTTCTTCCGGCCTTCCTCGATCCCGGAGTAGTTAATTTCAAAAAGTTTCTTGTCCGGTCCGCTGAGAGAATGGAGTTTTTCCTCCTTTGCGAACTCCTGCATTGCATCCGCAAATAGCTTTTTGGACCTGTCGACCGATTCTTCCCATTCCTTCTGCTTTTTGATTGCCTCGTCGATTTTCCTGCCGAGCCTCTCGAAAAGATCGACCCCGGCATAGGCAACCGCCCCGAACAGGGCTCCGCCTAAGATCGTTTGTAATCCTCTGGCGAGCGCAGGGAACTCCCGCGCGACGATCCGTACCACCGGCCGCGAGATATGGATGCCCAGCGCTTCGTCAATCATGCGCAGCGAGTCGGCGCCGTCGCGCGAGCTTCGTTTCATCTCCGCCGCAATCCGTTGACCGGATCCCGTCGCGAAGCCCTCGACCCCCTTCATCTTGTCCAGAAATTCGGAGGGATCAAGGCCCAGCCGTGCCGCCATTGTTCCAACGTTTAGAGTGCTCATAGAAATGGGTTAGTCCAGCCCGCGCCGGCTACCAGGGCCTTTCCTGTGCATTGAACTCCAGGAGAATCCTGAAAGGTGCACCGTTTTCTAGTTGCTTCCTGATCTGTTTAATTGCATTGACGAAGTTCGCGTGAGCAGACGTCGTTGCTGCGTAGTTTGAGGGAACACCCGAAATCCATTCGCAATCGCACAGTTGGCATCGAGGCGGAATGCGGAGGTTGTCGGGGGACATTGTGACCCTTGTGCGGCACTGCTTGCACTCGAACGAAATGGCTACGATGTCATCCAGCCCTACTACTGTCTTGCGTTCAAAAGTCATGCGCCACCTCTCATAGCTGCAGCGATTCTAGATCCTCGCGCATGGTTTCAGCGCAGGCCTCCAGCGCCTCTTCGCATTTGCTGTCGAATGCCGGGCCAAGCCAGGGATGAGGCGGCGTGGTCAATGTGCCGAACTCGAGCGATCCCGTGCGCGCGTTCAGCACCTTGCCCTCCTTGTGCGCGCGGTATGCGGCGCGCTGATATTCCAGGTTGTACTGCAGCCCGCTGCCGGGCGCGCGGTGCCCGACTTCGACGAAATATCCATACACGCCCGGATTGGTGGTTTGATCGGCGCGCGGAGCTTCCTGGGCCCAGCGCCCTCGCCTTCGCTTAGTGCGCGTAAAGTTTTCCAGGTCCCAGCCCGGCCCAATCAACGCATAGCTTTCGCTGTTTTGTTGATAGACGCGCGTGACGACAACAACGTCGTCGGCCAGGCCGCCTGGCCGATGTCTGTGAATGTTCGCGCGTGCCTCCACGGCCACAACTTCTCCGCCCACTTCCAGCCCATGCTTGGCGATAGGTTTGGAAACGAGCAGGGCGATGGAATCGAGTTTTTTACCCATGTCCGCGATGCCCTCGAATCTGGCGATGATTTCCATTTCAGCAGTCGGTCGCGGAGTTGGTGAGCATGGCGAACTCGCTGTCGGCGACAAAGCCGCCCAGCGCTTCATCTTCCCGGCAGCCCACAACTAGATCGTATTCCGAGTTCAGGATGCGAACGTGAATGCCAGTCGCGGGATCGATCTTGACCACCTGAACCAGCAACTGCCCGACGCGCCCCTCGCGAATGTCGACTCCATTGATATCGAGCATGTTAGACGGGCTCCGGCTTTCCGCGCGGGCCGACGACGGTCACTTTCCCCACGCCGTCCGCCTCTCCTAGATAGGCTTTCATCGAAGCTTTGAACGCCTCGGCGTCTTGCGGCGATTGCTCGAAGGTTTCTCCGCGTTGCAGCGCATCGATGAACACATGCATGTCATCCGGGGCAGCTTGCGCGCGAGGCGTCGCGCCGGAATCGGCCGTCGCTTCCGGCAAAAAATCAGTCAGGCTATAGGGTTCTCGATCTTCTCCCCGGCACATATTCGCGAGCAATGTGCACAGGAACGCCTCGTGAAAGCGGTCTTCCCGACGCTCGCGTGCCCGTTCCTGAAACAGGAGCGCCAGCTCGCGCGGCGAAATCGCTAGAAACTCGGCGCGGCCGAGGCCGAGACGGCAGCGGGCTCGGATCCAGGAGCGTTCGAGGAAGCATCCGTCGTCGTCTGTACAATTTTTTTTTCAGGCGCCTCGTCGTTTTGCGGCTCGGCTGGATCCTTTTTTCTCGGCATCCAGTTGGCGAGCGCCTGAAACATTGCGGCATGAACGTCGGGCGCGTTCCCAAAATCGATCAGGCCGTCGAGCTGGGCGCGCGTGAAAGGCGATACCCATGTCCCATCGTCCTGGCGCGCATGTAATCCCGCCCACAGGCAGGAAATCCAGGCGTCGTAATCTTCCTCGAAGTCAAGCTTGTCCCATGTCGGCCGCCTGAAAAGCGACAATCCGCTTGCGTGCTTGAAGACGAAAAGGTTGTGCATCGGGTAGCTAATGGTGCACTCTTTGCCTCCAATGGTTATGGGGACGGGCGCTCTGGCGATTTCGGTGGTGATGATGTCGGTCATTTTGTTGGAGCCGGCGGTTTAAGAACGGGAGCCACGGGCGCCGTCGCTGGCGCCGGGGCTTGAGGGGGAGGGGCCGCGGCGGTTAGCGGTGGCGCCTTTACGGTGACAGTCAAGTCGTTATAGTTGCAGCTCACGGGAGGCCATTTGTTCTCGACCTGCACGGCCGCGCAAAGCCCGGTAAATTCGGAGAATGCGTCATTGGTCTTATCGAGCCAATGAAGGATCTTCTGCCGTGCAGCATCGAGGCGCGCCGCCTGCAGGTCGGTAAGGTTGAATTCCGCCGGCGCCACGGTGGCCACCTTGGCGGCGGCCTCGGGCGCAGCTTTGGCCTGGGGAAGGGGGCTTTGCGCTGCGCACATCGCGACGACCGCGATTATGGCCACGAAGAAAGAGAGAATTCGGGTCATGGGGGAGTCCTCCTCTGGACTGCGCCAAGTTTAGGCGATTGCGCCCGCTGCCGCGCGTGACGGAAGTAATCCGCCTACCAGGTGACAGCGACAACCCCGACGATCTTGAGGCCGCCGTTGAGCGGCACGGCCTTGTTGTATTCGTTGGAAAGGTCGAACGTCTCGACGTAGGCCAAGAAGGTGAAAGTCGTAGTGCTGTTCGCCAGTTTGATCTGCCAGTATTCCAGGGCGTTCGCCGGCGAGGCCTGCTGGTTTGCGATCAGGGCTTGCGTCGAGGGATCGCCCGGCTGAAGAACGCCATCGAAGGTGACGCTTCCGCCATCGACCATCGTTTTCAACCACTCTTTGTAGAGCGCGCCACCGGGGGCCGCCGGGGAATCCAGGTTCGTGATGTCCTCGAACTCGACCTTGATGCCGCCGAATTTGAATTTGCGAAGCTGGGCGATCACGGTGTAAGCGGCTCCGGTGCCCCCGCCGTTGTAAAGTTTGCCGCCATAGCCGGGCAGTGCTTGGGTTGTCATGGGTATTCTCCTTGGGTTTGTGAAGTAGGTAGTTGGGCGCTAGATCTGCACCGTCTGAAAGCCGTCGCCGAAACCGTTGGGCTGGAAGCCGGAGAGCGGACTCTCCAGGCCTCCGACCAGGCGAAATTTCCCGCTGAACGGAATGAACTTGTTGTACAGCACGTCGAAGGGCTTGAACTCGCTCACATAGGCCTGGAAACTGTACCAGGTGGCCGATCCATCCGAGAGCGCGAAGAGGACACGAAACTGCACCAGAGTGCGCGCGCCATGAAACCGTCCCAGAACAAGCTGCGTCGGATCACCCGAATAGACGCCGGCAAAGTCGATCTCGCCGGCGTCGACCTGCGCCGCATAGGGCCGGGTGAAATGCCCGCGCGAGCGCGTGTTGGTCTGGTCAATAAGGTTGAGCTTCGATCCGCCTGGCGCGAATTTCTGCAACTGGGCGATGGCGGTATAGCCGATGCCATCGAGCGAATATTGCAACTGGGCGCCATAGCCGGTGGATGCGCGGCTCACGCGGCCTCTGTGTAGAACGCCTGCATCCGAAGCATCATGCGATAGACGTACCCCTCGGCTCCGACTTCGTATCCCGCGTCATGGTCCGCCGTGACCTCAATGAACTGGATGGTCGTGTCGTCGCTCAACGTCCCTCCCCAATCGAGGAACGTCTCTTTCACGGCGCGCGAAAGTTCGTGAGACGCCAGCTCGGTTTCGCCGTAGCTGTCGAATTGAATCTCGCCGTCGATTAGCGCGCTCGATCCGGAAAGCGTTGTGGCGGCGGGCGTCGCCTTGGGCAGATTGATGACAACGAAACGCGCGGGCGGCTGTTTTCCGGCCGAGCCGAAAAAAACCGCTCCGTCCTTGGCAATCGTCGCTGCCGGAGAATTCGCGGGCGGCGAGAGCAAGGCGCTGACGGCCGCGTTCGCCATGAGCATCGTGTAGAGGCCCGAATAGATCACAGATGGAATGGAAGCGCCGAGACGGTTTCAACGACCGCCGGCGCAGCCCTCCACGCGCTATTTCCAGTTTGATTCGCGATCACGTCGCAGGTTCCGCTCGAAGCCAGCATCGTATAGGTCGCGCCCGAAACACTGCACACCGCAGGAGTGTCTGTGCTGAAGGTTACCGTTCCACCCGACAGTGCGGCCGCAGCTACCGTGAAGTTGCTGGTGTTCTCCGCGGTGCTCGGCGCATTCGTGGTGAACGTGATGTGCTGCGCGGGTCTCGCCGAGACCAGGTCCACCAGCATGATGTCGCTGCGACAGTCGCTCGCGCCCTCGTCAAACCATTGCACCGTGCCGTCGAGAATCGCGGTCCCCGATCCGTTCACGCATGGCCCATAGTAAGTGCACATATTTTTGAAGGCCGGTGCGGTGCTCGCCGGCGTCCCGGAGCTGGCACAGAAAATGTGGGTGTTACCCCCTTCTGCGTTGGGAAAGATGCAAACCAAATCCGTAAGCGCGGGAGGAGTTGACCCCCGCGTGACTTCGTTGGTATAGGCGCGCAGTTGGTTGCAGTTGCCCTTCATCCGCTGCCAGGTGATGGTCCCATCGGTGCACGTCGTTACGCACGCGGTGTCCCAGACCGGTTCCGATGACGAGTTAGTCGCGCCGGAAGTCCCGGGCGCTGGATTCGCATTGCCGGAAATCGCCGTTGCCTGATACTCATAGCCGAGCGTGTTGTTGTGTCCAGTGGGCGGATAGATGTAAGCGCCCCAAACCACAACTTGCGCGCCTCCCGGCCATCCCGGCGACGTAGATCCGCGAGTGCCAAACATATCGCTCGGGACGATCGCCAACTGCGCGTCCTGCGACTCCACCCCGATGCCGTTTTGCGTATCGAAGAGCGGAGAATCTCCAAAGTTAAAATGATGGGCGATCCGATAGTCGGTGCCTACGGGCGTCCCGCCTGTTCCAATTCCCGTCGCGGCCCCCACGATTTCCTGGTTGTAGGCCGACAAGGTTCCATAGGGAGAGCTGGAATTCGATCCATCGGGCGTGATCGGGACGTCATCGACGAAGTAGAGAAGAATGCCACGGTCCGCCAATGTCTGTATCCCGTTGACCGATTCGTGGGTGTCGCTGGGGAAAGTATTCGGCGCGGTCTCGACCATCGGATAGGGGTTCGTCTCGTCCATCGCGATATCGCCAGGACTGCCGGTCGCGCTCGATGTGGCACACCCTGTCGCCATGAACGTCGCGGGAGTGGCAGCGACGTATGGCACGTAAACCGTGCCCGTGGCGTACCCCGTGGTCGAACCCGAAACCGCTTTGCAGAGATAGGTCGAGGGTTGGCTGCGTAGGTGCTGGGCCCCATAACTCCCACTCCATGTGCTGGTGAAGCCTTGGTCCGAGTGTCCGCTGCATTGGAACTGGACACACTGCCGGATCGTGAGACTCGGGA